ATTAAGAACGGAATAAATTCCGTCCTCAAAAATGCTTACTATAAATTGGCTTTTTATATAAGCCTTTTAAAAAACGCTTTTCGCTTCGCAAAAATCGCTTATTAAAATGCTTACAATGAGCATCAACATGAATCCTGATCACTTTGAAGAAGAGAAAACACCTGTAGTCAGTAAGGCATTAGTGGAATATTTACAGAAAATAATACCACCTAGAGATCATAAGCCTACAGACAGCGTGGAGGAAATCATGTTTTATTCTGGCAAGCGAGAGATTGTCAATACCCTTAAACAATTACATTTAACACAAAAAAGATAATGACTGGAGTCGAAACCGCAGTATTAGCAAACTATTTAATGGGAGCTGGCATAGCAACTAGCTTAGAAGGAATTAGAAAAACTTCTGTAGCTGGAAAAATTCAAGGACGCAGACAAGAAGAGGCTGCTGAGAAAGCTGAGAAAAAGCAATTAGAATCACAGAGAGCGCAAGCAATGATTCGTCAGCAAGAAAAAGCTAGAGAAGGCATGACTCAAAAAACTCCTGTTACCAAGAATCCTTTTGCTGGTGGACGTAAAGATATGCGATCCCAATTTACTATAGGCGGTGGTGGTGATTCTGGAGCTAATTACTAATAAACATGGGCAAGAAGCGTTACGAACAATTAAAAGACGAGAGAGAGAACTTTCTTCTTCGAGCTAGGCGTTGCTCTGAGCTAACGCTTCCTTTGGTTATTAGGGATGAGTACCACAATAAGGACACTAGCGACATATCTTTTGAGCAACCATTTTCTAGCTTAGGAGCAAGAGGCGTTAATAATTTGGCAGCAAATCTAATGCTGTCTTTGTTTCCTACTAACATAAAGTTTTTTAGGCTGTTGGTAAGCGACAATGCTTTTGAGCAGTTTGGGGATCAGGCAGAGCAAATCAAATCAGAGGTAGATGAGTCTTTATCTGTTATAGAGACAACGGTGTTCGAGGAGATAGAAGACAAGAACCTTCGTCCTACAATATTTGAAGCCTTAAAGAATCTAATTATTGCTGGCAACGCTGCTCTTTATGTACAGCCAGATGGCAATGTTAGGTGCTACTCTCTTGAAGATTATGTTTGCCATCGCGATATAGAAGGCAATCTTACAGATTTAATTATTAAAGAACAAATATCTAAGACAGTTGCCGAGAACTTAGATATAGAAATTGATTTACCTAGTGGAGAAGGTCATTCAGACAATGACAAAAACATTGACCTTTACACTTGTGTACATTTAACAGATGAAAACGAATACTACATTTACCAAGAGGTGAATGGCAAAGTGTTGCCTGATACAAAGGAATACGTTCCTTTAGACAAGCTACCTTTCTTAGCATTGCGTATGACTTCTGTTACTGGTGAGTCTTATGGTCGCAGTTATTGTGAACAACATTTTGGCGATCTAAGATCACTTGAAGGATTGCAGAGAGCAATGGTAGAGGCAGCAGCAATATCAGCTAAAGTTGTATTTATGGTGAATCCAGCAAGTACGACTCGTGCTAGAAATATTGCACAAGCAGAAAACGGAGATGTTATCAATGGGGTTGCTTCTGACGTTACAACTCTTCAAGCTAACAAAAGTGCTGATATGTCAGTAGCTTTTCAAGCAGCTCAAAACATAGAGAAGAGAGTATCGTTTGCATTTAACCTATTAGATAATGCTTTACCTGCTGGCGGAAGAACAACAGCTACAGAGATTACAGCTCTTATTAACAGCCTAGAAAAAGTATTGGCTGGTACTTATGCAATGTTGTCTAGTGAGTTTACTAGACCACTTGTAAATATTATTATAGATCGTCTTGCTCAAGAGAAAAAGATTCCTGAGATACCGAAGGAAGTCAAGCTAATTATTAGCACAGGTGTAACAGCACTTGGCAGAACTAGCGACCTTGAAAGACTACAACAGTTTGTAACAATGGCAAGTCAAATGAGTCCAGAAGCTTATGGTCAGGTAGTGGATCAACGAGCTTTAATGAACTCATTAGTTCGCGCCATTGGTGTAGACAAAAACATATTGAAATCTGATGAGCAACTCCAACAGGAGCAACAACAAGCTATGATGGCTCAACAGCAACAAATGGAACAACAACAAGCCATGATGCAACAACAGCAGACTGGTAAAGTTATTGAAAAAGTTGCACCTCAATTACTACAACAAGCACAAGCACAAGAAAATGACTGATTTACCAGAAGACCCAAACGTCGTTACAATACCTACTAATCCAGTAACAACTGCATTTAGCGAGAATGATTTAAAGATTCTTGCTGATAAAGAAGCTGCTGAACAACCTCAAAAAATATTAGGCAAGTTTGACAGTCAGGAAGATTTGCAAAAAGCATATCAAGAATTGGAGAAAAAATTCCATGAACCGCGCAACAATCAAATTCAAGATAACAATGTTGAAGCTCCAAAACTACCTAGTGACGAAGTTAGCGAAGATAACAATAAAGAGGACAATGCCAAGCCTAGTGAGGAAAACACCAATACCGAAGATAACACTGAGAGAACAGGTGTTGTTGAGGCTTATCAGGCTTTGCAAGAAGCTGGGGAAATAAACGACGAGATTTACTCTAAGTTTGAAGAAGCTGGCGTTCCTAAAGAATTAGTAGATCGTGTTCAAGAACTTGAGAACTACAAAGCTGCGAACGAAATGAAGCAGATGACAGCCGAAGTTGAAGACTACAGTGCTTTGACTGAATGGGCTGGAAAGAACTTGTCAGAAAGTGAAATAGATACTTATGACAACATTATGCAGAACGGAACTTCAGACGAGATGCGTTTTGCAATTAAAAACTTAAATGCTCGAATGGGAGCAGAAACCAAATCAAGGCAATCAAATCTAATTAAAGCTGATGCGATTGCTCAAACAGAGGGCGGTTATGAATCACACGCACAGATGATAGAAGACATGGCTGATCCTCGTTACAAAAAAGACCCAGCTTATCGAGCAGCAGTTGCTCGTAAAGCATCAAGATCAAAATTTTAAATCAATGAACCTTAATGCAAGCCTCCCTCAAGCAGTTACGACTGTGAGCGTGTTGAGACAACTTCGAGAGTGTGTTCATTTGTTTTTTTCTAACGAGTTAGGTAAAACTAATCTCACAACTCAGCCCTTACTGGGGCTTTACTGTCTAACCTACGGAGGTTTATAATGGCAGACATTTCAGTAACCTCGCATAGTAACTTCTTAACCGTCTATGGCGGAGAGGTAGTTCTTGCATATAACGAAACATCACAGCTAAAAGATCGCTTGATGAATCGTACCCTGTCGAGCGGAAAATCCGCCTCGTTTCCTACCTACGCAGTTGAAACTGCAAAAATGCACACACCTGGGGAGAATATTCTTGGTGGTTCTGTAACTGGTGATAACGCATCAACAGCCACATCTGGTGAAAAGACTATTGTAGTAGATAAGCTTATCTATGCAGCTCAACTTATTGATGAGCTTGACGAGCTAAAATCTCACTACGATATTCGTGGTTCACTAGCAGCACAATCAGGAGCAGCTCTTGCTATACAGCATGACGCTTTCTTGTTAGCTGCGATGGGCAAAGATGCAACAACAACAGAAACTTTGGCTGCTGCTGCTGCTTACAGCGCAACGGCTCAGTTTGCTACTGATGCAGAATTGCTAACAACAATCGAAAACTGTGCAACTAAGTTTGATAACTTGGCTGTACCAGCTACAGATCGTTGTTTAGTTCTTCGCCCTTACGAGTTCTACCAACTACTTAATACTGACGCAGCTTTAAGCCGCGACTTTAATTCAAGTGGTGATCGTCGTAATGGTCAGCAATCATTCCACTATCTTGGCTTCGAGATTCTTTCAATGAAAACTCAAGCTGATTATGGTGGCAAAAACGCTGCGGCTCAAAAGGCTGCTGCTGGCTTGCTTGACTTCGGTGGTGTAGATCCTACAACTGATCACTCATTCGATGGCTCACTATGGTTTGCAACTGCTTTCCATAAAGGCGCTGCTGGAACAGTTTCTCTGAAAGGAATTACTGCTTCTGCGGATCGTATGCCTGAATACAACGCAACTCTTTTGAATACCAAAATGGCTCTTGGAGTTGATACCATCCGTCCTGACGGAATTATCAAATGCGTAGCTAATGACTAATTAGTTATATCTTTGGGTGGGGTGCTTATGCACCCTGCCCTTCTCTAAAAAAAATTTTTAATTATGGCAATCAGAGCACACACAACTGTTTATCAAGCTAGTCGAGAAGATGATAGAAATCGCTCGATTAAAGCTGCACACACTTATTCTTTTGCAAGCGTAGCGCAAAATGACTTTACAAAACCTATTGACCTTGCTGGTGCAAAGTCTGTATGGGTTTCTTTATCTACCACAGAAGATGCCGAGTTCTATCTTCCTCTTTATGAAGCTGGAGCTATAGACATTGACACTAACCCCACTGCAAAAATGAACTCAACTTTTGTTTCAGATGGCTCAAGCGAACGAGCTGGTATGGGTTTTGACGTAGTAGTTCCTAGCGCACTTGGAGCTGGTTTTATTTCAGGCAACTGTATGCCTCCAGCATTATCAGTCAAGGTTACAGGAAGTTCTACTGCAACTGTTTTAATTCACGTTACTTACTAATATGGCAACTTTAAACACAACAACAGAATTAGAAGCAGTAAACACAATGCTTCAAACTATTGGAGAATCTACTGTTACTACTCTTGGCGGTACTTTACCTTACGAGGTTTCGGCTGCTCAAACAATATTGAACGAAGTTATTAGAGAAGTCTGCATGGATTCTTATGTGTTTAACACAGAAGAGGACAGGGTTTTAACAGCAAATGGTAGCGGTAACTTTTTAGCAACGACACCTCAAGATTACGTTCAAATACGCAATCAGGGTTCAGGTGAAGACTATGTTATTCGTAGTGGTAAAGTTTACTCCATGTTAGATAAGACTGACACATTTACTGCTGGAGACACAATAACAATTACAGGAGTTTACTTACTAGACTTCTTAGATTTACCAGAGGCAGCAAAGAGATATTGCGTTATTAGAGCATCTCGCATTTACGCAGATCGTCTAGTTGGCTCTAAAGACATTCGCGCATTTACGGAAAGAGATGAGTTAGAAGCTAAGGCTAAACTCACCGATTACGAATTTGGCGTAGACAAAATAAATATGTTAAGCGACAGCACTTCTGTCTCTAACATTCTTGTTCGCAGAACATAATGGTATATACTAGAAAGAATATTAAAAACTTAACAGGGGGCGTTTCACAGCAACCTGACTCTGAGCGTTTTGACAATCAATGTTCAGAGCAAAAGAACTTTCTCGCTGATCCTATTAAGGGATTAACTAAACGTGCTGGCACTAATTATGTGCAATATATAGATGACGGCGAAGCTTCTTTACAGCACCCAGCAAAGAACACAT